AACTAAAAGCAGGTTATCAAAAAGATGCCGACTATAGACGTAAGACAGAAGAATTGGCTATTGAAAAAAGACAATTAACTTCTGACAAAGACCGTCTAACAAAAGACTATTCAACTAAACTTGAAAATTTGAATAATCTGACAGCGACTTTAAACGCTGAAGCAAGTAGCGAACTTGATTCAAAAGAATTGGACAAGCTATTTGATGAAGACCCAACTGAAGCTGCAAAGATTGAGAGAAAAATAAGGCGAAGAAAAGAAACAATCGCACAAGCTAAAAGAAAGCTAAACACTCATCAACAAGAGCAGTTTCAAAATGTTTTAAGGGAAGAACAAATGAAGGTGAGATTAAAACATCCTGATTTTGCTGATCCTGTTAAGGGAGCTACCTTACAAACAAATTTGAGAAACTACATGGTGGAAAGAGGTTTTAACGACAAAGAAATCGCTGGAATCTATGATAGTCGAATATTTGATGTGGTTTTAGATGGTATGAACCATCGAACCAATTTGAATAAGCCGAAACCAAATTTGGCTAAGAAAATTGTGAAACCTACTCAAGTGGTCAGACCAGGCGTTAAAGTTGATAAAGATGAAAAAATGAGCCAAGTAAGGTTGGATAAAATTAACCGTCTGAAGAAAAGCGGTAATCCTAGAGATGCCGTTGATCTTTTGGCAAAATATATATAACAACCAACAAGGAGAAAACAAATGGCTGTATTATTATCTTATGATACAAAAGGCATAAGAGAGGACTTGGCAGATATTATTTATAATATCTCACCAACAGATACTCCCTTCATGTCAGGTGTTGGTAAAAACAAAGCTACTAACACCCAGCACAAATGGCAGACAGATACTCTGACTGCTGTGGCTGCTAACGCCAAAGCCGAAGGAGCTACGATTTCATATCCTACGCTTACTTCATCAACTGTGGTATCTAACTATACGCAAATTTCTTCAAAGGCTTGTCAAGTGTCTGGAACTGATGACGCTGTGAATTTAGCTGGAAGAAATGCGGAGTTGGCATACCAGGTGGCAAAGTCTGCAAAAGAACTAAAAAGAGACATGGAAAATGCTCTTTTAGCTAATGTGGCTGCTGCTGCTGGAACTTCAGGTTCACCAACAAGATATTTAGGAGGATTACCAACTTGGTATTCAAAGGGCATTCACAGAAACTTTACTGCGATCAACTTTGAAGACTACCTGGGATAGCGGTGGAAACCCTAATGTGATCATGCTTAATGGCTTTAACAAACAAAAACTATCTTTCTTCACAGGAGGAGCAACTAGATTCGATAGAGCAGAAGACAAAAGACTTATGACTTCTATTGATGTCTATGAATCCGATTTTGGAACAATGCAAGTTATTCCGAATCGTTGGATTAGAAAAGCTAATTCAACTTCTGCTAAAAGAGGACAAGATGTTCACTTACTGGAAATGGATTTCTGGGCAGTGTCGTTTTTGAGAGATTTCAAACTATTAGATCCTGCAAGAACTGCTGACGCAGATCAAAGGTTTTTAGTAGCTGAATATACTCTTGAGTCGAAAAATGAGCTATCAAGTGGTTTGGTTACAGACGTAACTACTTCATAATAGTAACGGTGTAAGGGGAGTAATCTAAAAATCTGCTCCCCTTGCATTTATATTAACATTGAAGTCCTGAGATTGGATTAAGGATGGAACGATGGAGATAAATAATGAGAACATTAAACGATTATTTTGTAACCTCAAAAATTACTACTATTAGTACAGCAGGATCAACTTTTGTTCCTATTCCTGATGGTGGAAGGGTTATTAAAATTATTACTTCAATTAAAAATGCGATTACAACGGCTGATGCAGCATTGACTTGGGAAATTGGTGGAGTGGCTATGACTGGCTCTGCAATAACAGTTACCCAGTCTGGGTCTGCGGCTGGAGATGTAGATACATCTGAGCCAACTGCTTTAAATACAGTTTCAGAAGACGGTACTATCGAAATGATTACTGATGGTGCATCTGCTACGGCTTGTGAATGTGTCGTAACATTTATTATTAGAAGATAGTATTTGCTATCTGAAAATAGTATAAACAAAATTGGGGGTGGCTCTGACCTAGCGGTTTTTCCACCCTCTAAAATTAATTAAGGAGAAAAAAAACAATGTATAATTATGGATTTCAACAAACCAGTACGGCAAATGTAGCGACATCAACTACGTCCGCACAATCTGCTGCTTTAGGAACTGCTGAAAGTGGAGTTTTTTGGGTAAGACTTTGTGCCGATACAGATACTTATTATGCCATAGGTAGCAATCCAACAGCAACAACTAGCAGCACTTTTTTACCTGCTGATACTATTGAAATAATAAAAGTTGATGTAGGCGATAAAGTTGCAGGAATTTTGGCTGCTAATACTGGTATATTGGGTGTTACTGTCTTGACATCGTAGTGTCTGATAAACCTAGATCGTATGGCTATGCCCATATTAAAGAGACTAGGAAGAAAAGGCCAGGTCGACATGCTAAACACTATAGCAAACGTATACCTAAAAAAAAACGTAGCAGAGGACAAGGAAAAAAATGAAACAAGAAACACAGGTTGAAGGTTTACAAAAAACCACTTTCATTAAAGATGAAATGGAAAAGAAAATTGCCGTTAAAGAAGAACTCAACATTGATCCCCACCTTAAACACAACAAAGAACTTTATAATCACAACGATGGTTATTCCAAAAGCAGGGCATGGAAAAGGGTAGCTTCGATTCCTTCTTTGGCATTACAAATCTGGGCGAAGGAAGAAACTGGTGATAACAACTGGTTTCGCATACCGAAAGAAATTCAAAACAAAATTCTAAAAAAGAAATTGAACAGCAACGAATATCAATACTTTAAAACTGCACCAGGCAATATATAATGGCTAATAAACGCTGGATTCAAAAAGCAATTAAAAGGCCTGGAGCTTTAAGGAAATCTTTAAAGATTAAAAAAGGACAAAAGATTCCCCTAAAGAAATTACAGGCGGCTGCCAAGAAAAGCGGCAAGTTAGGACAAAGGGCTAGACTGGCCTTGACACTAAGAAGATTAAGGAGAAGCATTTAATGGCACTATCAACTTATGCAGAATTAAAAACATCCATAGCGAACTGGCTAAATCGTTCTGATTTAACCGATGAGATTTCTGATGATTTTATTAAACTGGTTGAAGCGGAATATAATTCTAAATTTAGAATTAGAAAGATGCTTACTTCCGATACTACTTTTACAATAGATTCAGAATTAGAAACTCTACCCACAGGATTTTTACAGGTCAGGGATTTTTTTATTGTTTCTGGATCGGCTAAATATTCCTTAACGTATATGGCTCCTACACAGATGGATCAAACAAGGGGTGGAAGTACATCTGGAAGACCTAATAGTTATACAATATTGGGGAGTAATTTTAGATTTGCACCGACTCCAGACGCAACCTACACCTCAACTATTAATTATTATAAAGCTATAGATTCTTTATCCGATTCCACTACTACCAATTATATTTTAACCAACCATCCAGGTATTTATTTATACGGATCACTTTATCATGCAGCTAATTTTTTAGGCGGCATTGAACCGTCTAAACTACAAAACTGGTCGCAGCTTTATGCAACAAGCATGGAACGACTGGAAAGAAACGACAAAGAAGATACTTGGAGTGGAACACCTTTACAGGCTAGATCAGACGTTACTATTGCAGCACCTTTTGTAGACAGAAGAACTGTTATAACGAATGACGGCTAGGAGAAACTATGCAATTACCTTTTGGAGAATGGCTACCAGATCAACCTAAGTTTATGAATCCTGGTGCGAATGTAGCAAAGAATGTTTATTTTGCCGCTAGGAGCTACAAACCTTTTCCTTCCTTAACATCTTATAGTACCAATACTATTGCGGATTTATCAAAAGGAGCTGGTTCATTTCGATCAACAGACAATACCAGTTATAACTTTGCAGCGACAAAAGATACTATTTATCAACTATCAGCAGGAGCATTTACTGATAGAGGTGCTGGAGGAAAATTTTTAAATGATTCTTATGCGACCTGCACAATTACAGTTACAGATTATTCAAACATAGCAACCGATTCAACAATTATTTTAAAAACAAGTGCTGGAGTTTCAGTTACATTTACTTGTCAAGGTGCTGGTACAGGAACACCTGAAACAGATAAATTTTTTCATAAT